AGACCAAGCAATGACGCTGCTCGCATGTCATGGCATTATCAAATTGCCAATTCATTACAAAAGCGATGCGGACAAATTGCATCTAATTGAAAAATGTGGCTCATTAGTTAACCAAACTTTAGTTAATCAAATAATCAAATCATGAAGTTAATCCATACCTATCCACACAGACAAGAAGACGATGGATGTCCAAAGACAGAAGTTGTTTTCGTTCAATCCACAACTGGCACAAAGCCAGAGGATGCAAATATCAGTTTAGAACGTTGGGCAAAACACATTCGGGCGCAACTGGAAATGACAGAAAAAAAAGTCATCAAATTAGAACTGCGAGACCATTACGAATTGTTTAAAAATATTCGCTAAAAAATTTGATTAAATACTTTAAATGTTTAAATTTACAAATCACTAAAAAACCTAAAAAAATGTCAGAACTTATCAAAATTCAATCGGAATTAAAAGCACCGAAAAATCAGTTTAATGCTTTTGGAAAATACAAGTATCGCAATTGCGAGGATATACTTGAAGCGCTAAAACCTTATCTTTTAAAATATGGTTGCATGTTAACTATTTCAGACCAAATCAAAGAGGCGGGCGGATTAATTTATTGCGAGTCAAGCGTCCAATTAACATTGCCAAATGGAATCGTTGTAACGACAACTGGATGCGCAGGCATTGACCCAAACCGCAAAGGCATGGACATTTCGCAGTCGTTTGGCTCGTCATCGAGTTACGCTCGAAAATTTGCGCTTGGGGGTATGTTTGCTCTGGACGATACAAAAGATAGCGACACAACAAACACACATGGCAAAGTGCAAGAAACAAAGCCTAAAAAAATTGCATTGGTTAAAGGTTCGGCAGCATGGAAACAGATTGTCGAAAAATTGGCTAAAAACGAAATCACAATTTTAGACGTTGAGGCTAAATGCGACATTACAGAAGAGCAAAGAGAAATGTTAATGGATGAGGCTATATGAGACCATTTAAAATAAGATGCTCACAGATTTCCAAAATCATGGGCAAAGCAAAAAAAGAGGGCGAGTTGTCTGCGACATGCAAAACATATTTGCATGAATGGTATGCAGATGACCATGAGGAAATACATTCTAAATACACTGAAAAAGGCAAGGCCGTTGAGGCCGAAGCCATTCAGTTTATGGCCGAGCAACTTGGCTTTCCTTTTGCTGAAAAGAACATCGATATATTTTCGAATGAGTATATTATCGGAGAGCCAGACGTTTTGCCGACAGAAGACATTTGCGTAGACATAAAGTGTCCATTTAACCGCAAAACATTTTTAGACAATGTATCTGGAATCAATGAAGACTATGTTTGGCAGGGTCGAGGTTATTTAGAAATTACTAAGCGCAAGCAATTTATTCTGTTCTATGCGCTTATGAACACGCCAGAGGATGTTAACTATGGCAAGGCCGTAAGTTATGACCATTTGCCTGCAAACCAACGTTGGCTCGCATACACGATTGACCACTCAGACGAAATCATTGAGCAGATTTATGCTAAAGTCATTCAGTGTCGAGAATATCTGGCAAACTATCACGAACAAGTAACTAAAACAATTGGTAAAATAAACTAAAAATCATGGACAATAAAGACAAGTTAATTGAATTACTAAAAGAAATCATTGAAGACTACAGAAGACTGGTTGTAAAGTACAAAGAGTCTGAGCAAATTAGGGATAAATTAATTGAGAACCAAAAAAAGCAAATAGCAAATCAATTAGAAATTATAAATCTTTTATCCGATGGACTTATATAAAATCAATATCAAAATTCGAAACAGACGAATTGAACTCGGCTATAATTCAGCCGAGCAATTCGCATTCGAGAACAAATTAAATCGCAGCACTTACCAGAGAGTTGAGCAAGGTAAAAACATGACTTTGGAGACACTGGTTAAAGTTGCGCAGGCTTTAAAAACAGATATAAAAGAATTGTTATGAAAAAATCAATAGAATTTTTTGCCGAATTATTGTGGTTTATTTCGGTTTTAGCTTTTGTGTTTATTATTTTACCAATGATTGCAGGCATTATTTTAAGTTTATTTATATGAAAGCTAAATACATTGGTAAAATTGAGGACGGCCGTCTAAGAATTTTAAACAAAAGCATGTTTGATGCGCATATTGAATCGTTAAACGGCAAAGAGGTTTCAATCATATTGGATAAGAACACGAAAAAGCGTTCAAACAATCAAAATGCTTATTATCATGGCGTTGTTTTGCCTATTGTTAAGGCGGGATTGATTGACGCAGGCTTTGAAAACTATCGAAACAATGAGCAAGTTCACGACTTGTTGAAATTTAGATTCCTAAAGACAAACGAATCCAACACAGATGGCGAGTTTATCGAGCGAATCAAAAGCACCAGTGAACTATCGACCAGTCAATTTATGGATTTTATTGCAGAGGTGCAGCAGTGGGCAACCGAATTTTTAAACGTTTACATCCCAGAACCAAACGAAAACTTAGAACTAAATTTATGATAGCATTATTTGAGGAGTTAACCTATCAAATCACAGACAATGAGAAGCGATGCGCTAAATTCATTGAGGCGGTATTACGTAAAACAAATAAATTTTACACGAACAAGCAATTGAGGAAACTAATCTTTGAGCGCTCTGGTAATGACACCGACTTTGATTTGGCCGACTCCAGAATCCGAGTGATAATGAACTATTTGAGACGCACAACCGCTCCGAACATTATCGCATCGTCTAACGGCTACAAAATAACCGAAGACATTGACGAACTTAACAAGTATTTGGAGTCATTATATGACCGCATTGACGCAATTAAAGTAATCGCAGACCAAACATCCTTTTATGTCAAACAATATGGAGCGCAACGCTAAAATAATTGAGTCTTTGATTGCTGAGAATAATAGCGTCAAAATAACTGCGGCCAAATTTAATGTCCAAAGGTCTTTTGTTATTCGTTTAGCTGCATACTATTATGGCATGGGCAACAAGGCGCTTGTCTCAGTTAAACACGATGACATTGACCAATCAGTTTATTTAAAAAAATACGAGGCCAGAAACCTTGTTATTTGTAATTTGTAAAATTTATAATATATTTGAGCATGAAAATAGACATTTCCAAATTGATTAGCTTTAGCGAGTATGCTAAAAAGAATAGCAAAACAACCCAGTGGACATATCACATGGCTAAGACTGGCAAAATAAAAGTTTTAAAAATATCTGGCATTAATTTCGTTTTATTGGATTAATTACCGATATTTGAATTCAATATAATTTCATTTGAAGTCGAGAACAAGTGAAATTATTTAAAGGTTAATCACTACTAACCTTAGCCCAACAATCTCGACTTGTTGGGCTTTATTTTTTTACATCCATGAAATATTTTTTACACGATTCAAACTCCTTTAATGACGAAAAGGTAACAGAACTATTCATGGCTTATGGCTATGAGGGTCTCGGCTTGTTTTATACTGCCTTAGAAAAGTTTGCCCAACAAGAAAAGCCAATCAAAACTGCGGTGCTAAAAAAGCAACTTAATATTGGAAAAAAGTTGGACAAATGTTGGTCGTTTATGGAAAGTATTGGACTAATATCGTCAAACAATGGCGAAAGTTTCAACAAACAATTGCTAAAGTTTAGTGAAAACTACAAAATAAAAAAAGAAAAAAGCGCAGAACGTCTGAAACAATGGCGTGAAAATCAGAATGTTGCAGAAAATGTAACACATTCCGAACATGTACGAAACGCATCTAAAGTAAAGATAAGTAAAGTAAATAGAAGTAAAGTAAAAGTAAATACCAATTCTGTTGAATTGGCTCTCACTAAAAAACATTCATTTGAAAACTCTATTTATTTTGAAAAAAAAATATTTAAAGAGGCGTTCCCAGATTGGGAACGAGAAAAACTTGCTAAGTATTATGAAAGCGCTTTGCTATATTCGCAGTCCAAAGGAGTTAAATATTTAAACTGGGCGGCTGCCATCAAAAATTGGGAAAAAAGGGACAATCAAACTATAAAAAATGGAAAATCAGAATTTGAAAAGAACAGAAATGCAGTCGAGCAACGCATTAGACAAGCCGACCAGTACATCGCCGAAGTTGTATTCGGGAACGATAAAAGAATTAATAACGAGCAGTCCGACTCCATTGGCATCGATTAGAAAAGAGCAGGGCGATGGCTTTGTCTCAAAGGTAATTGAACGCACAATCGATGGCTTAATCGTTTCTTTAAATGTTTCTAAGAACATGAGCGAAAGCCAGATTGCTGAAGCTGCGCAAATGATTTATTCTGAATATTACTATTGGTCTGTGCAACACATCGTCATGGCGTTTAACAACTTTAAAATGGGCAAATATCCCGAAATTGAGTTGTTTCATTCATTTGACATTACCACTATTTTTAAAATTTTGCATAGATTTGAAAACGATTTAAAAAAGGCAAAGGAGCAAGTTGAGTCAGAGGCTATTCAAGAAAAATATAAGAAGTGGGAGCAAAGCTATCTGGAAAACAAGCCATCGGACGAAATAATTGAGCAAGTGAAAGCCATCACAACCAAAATAATGGACAAAAAAGAATATAAGAAAGCACCAGAGCCGAAAGAATGGTCGAGAACACGTGAATTGCTTGCCGAGTTTGACGAACTATGGCGAAATGAGCCAAGTAGTGGTGCGGTGCGAGTTATTAGCGTAGAGGGGCGCAAATTGACTCAGTCTGAATATTTAGTTTACAGAGTAAATAAAGAAAATGGCGAATCCTAAATACTACGAATTGATTTGTCAAATGGGGCATGTGATTAAGCATATTAAAATTATGGCCACTCACGATGATTGGGAGCAATACGATAGGCGAATCAAACGAGAGTTATTTGGCAAAGGCAAAGAGACTCCATTTAAAATTTTAAATAGCAAAATAATTAACCAAAATTTAGGACTATGAGTATAATTTTTATTATTTTAGCATCAATGTGCAACGCTTTGATGGACACATTGTCAACCAGATACGATGTTTCCATATTTAGAAACTTTAAAAATCAGCAATTCTGGGATTGGCGAATCAGTTGGAAAAATAAATGGAAAAATGGAGACATTCGCAACGGCGAAAGTTTCTTTTTGTCAAGCACTATGCTTTCGGCTTTGACAGATGGTTGGCATTTGGCTAAGGGATTAATGCTTGGCTTTATATCTTTGGCCGTTGTTATGTACGTTCCAATGTACGGCATTCTGGACGCTTGTATCTTTTGCATTGTTTGGGGAATTACATTTGAGTTTAGTTACAACAAACTATTTAGAGCATGAGCGACATCAATCCAGACTATTATAAAAAAGGCGATAAGCAAGTATTTGAAATGATGCTTGACATCTGGGGCGTTGAGAAATACATTGCCTTTTGCGAAATGAACGCCTTTAAATACAGAATGAGACTTGGCGACAAACCAGACCAACCAGTTGAAAGGGATTTGGCCAAAGCTAAATGGTATGAAAATAAAGCCAAAGAACTTAGAGGCCAAAACCAAAAATATAATCCAACAATTAACAGACTGGGAGCATTTAATCTTTAAACTATAAAACTATGATAAAAGAAATATTAAATCTGTTTAAACCTAAAAAACAAGTAACGACAGACAATCCAGAATTTAAGAACGTTGAATGGGCATTTCAATTTAACAACGATGAGCCAGTGTTATTAGCAAACGCAGAAAAAGACCAAAATAAATTAGTAATTAAAATTGGTATAAAAGAAAATTCTGTTTTAACTTTTAAGGATGGCAAAGGAAATGAATTTAAAATATTTGCAAGGGAGCGAATAGACAATTTTACATTTGGCCAAAAAACTATTTAACAAACTGCATAGGTGGATTTAACACAAGCCAATAAGAATAAATATTACAAAGGCTTTAAAGTCCAGTTTTTTAACGATTTTAATGGACAAAGTGAATGAAACTTTACTAAA